GAACAACAGTAAGTATAGGTACACCTAGTAATAATACTGTTTCTACAGCTAAGATACAAAACCTTGCAGTTACGACTCCTCTAATTGCTGCAAATGCTGTAGATGGTACGAAGATCGCAGATAATGCTATAGACTCTGAGCACTATACAGACGGAAGTATAGATCTAGCTCATATGTCTTCTGAATCAGTAGATGAAGATAATCTTTATATATCTAATGCTGGATCTAACGGTCAATTCTTACAGAAACAATCAGGTAATAATGGTGGTTTAACGTGGGCTACTGTAGATTTAACAACCTTTACTGCTGATGTAACCTTTGATAACCAGAGTAATACTGGTAGAGATATTATTTGGGATGAATCAGCTGATGCATTAGAATTTCAAGATGATACTAAAGCTACATTTGGTACAGGTAATGATTTACAAATCTACCATGATGGTACTAGAAATATTATTGATGCTGCTACAAGTAAAAACACAGATTTCTACTATGGAGGTGCTCAGCAATTTTGGTTTGGTGATGCAGAATTTAAAGGAAAAGATGGTAAGAAAATAATCCTTGGTGATGGAGATGATCTACAACTTTACCATGATGGATCGCATAGTTATATAGCTAACAATTATGGGAATTTGTATATAAGAAATGGTGGTGGAAATACTATTTACATTCAACCTTTAGATGGTGAAGATGCTATAAAAGCTTATGGTAATGGTAGAGTTGAACTATTGTACGACCACAGTAAGAAGCTTGAAACTACATCTACGGGAGTTAAAGTATCTGGTGCAGATTTAACTGTTACCGGTGGTGAAGGAGTAAGTGCTGGATTATATCTAATAGCAGATGAAGGTGATGATAGCGGAGATGGTTGGAGAATCAATTCTAACGAAGATGCTAATGATTTAACCTTTGCTAATAATACCTCTGGATCTTATGTAGATAAATTAACATTAGAAAATGATGGAGATCTAAAATTAACTGGTGATTTATGGTGTACAGCTGATGATAAAAAAGTACAAGTAGGCGCCAGTGCAGATATACAAATCTATCATGATGGATCAGATTCTAAGATTGTAAATACAACTGGTGATTTATTTATTGAATCTACTGGAGATGATATTTTCCTCAAAGCTCAAGATGATGTCTTTATTAAAGTATCAGGTGGTAATGAAACAGCAATTGAATGTCATAACGATGGGCAAGTAGAACTCTACTATAATGCTGCTAAGAAATGCGAAACTACTTCAAGTGGTATCACAGTAACTGGTAGTGTCAATGAAACATCAGATGTAGCACTTAAAGAAGATATCAAATCTTTATCTAATTCATTAGCTAACTTAAAACAATTAAACGGATACTCTTATAAATTTAAAAGTACTGGAGTTAAATCATTAGGTTTAACTGCTCAAGAAGTAGAGAAAGTTTATCCTGATTTAGTTGAAGGTGAAGAAGGTGAAAAAACTTTACAATATAGTGGTTTAATTGCGCCTTTACTAGAAGCAATAAAAGAACTATCTACAGAAGTAGAGACATTGAAAACAAAAGTAGCAGCACTGGAGGCAGCATAAACTATGGCATTAACACAAATAAGTAAGAACAGTATTGCAGACGATGCAGTAGGCGCTGAACATATAGAAGTATTAGATGCTGACTTACAACTTAATGATAGCGCAAAACTGCGAATAGGAACTGGTAATGATTTAACGTTAGAACATGCTGGTAGTTCTTCTAAAATAAATAATGCTACTGGTGCTTTCTATATTCAAGCGGATACAATGTCATTCCACGGTGAAGGTGGTAGTGAAACTATAGCAGCATTTGCTAAAAATGGATCCGTAGACCTTTATTACGATAACGCTAAGACGTTTGAAACAGTTTCAGGTGGTGCTAAAGTAACTGGAGAACTTGAAATAACAAGTCATCTGGAAATGGGAGACAATGATATTATCAAACTTGGGGATGGTGATGATCTTCAAATCTATCATGATCCACAATATGGTCACTCATGGATTAAAGAAAGTGGAGGTGGTTCTCTTGGCATTGCCACTAGTATGCTTGAAGTTTATAATTCTGTTCCAAATGAAAAGATGCTCACTGCTACTGAAGACGGAGCTGTAGAACTTTATCATAATGGTGTTAAGAAGTTTGAGACAACTTCTGATGGTTGGAAATGTGCTGATAGTGTAAAAGGTGTCTTTGGTGATGGAGATGATCTAAAAATCCGTCACACCTCAGATGTAAACTTTATTGAATCTCATAATGGTCAAATCCATATTAATAAAGATACGTCTGAAAATATGGCGAAGTTTATACCTGACGGAGCCGTAGAACTCTATTACGATGACTCTAAGAAGTTTGAAACCAAATCATATGGTGTAGATGTTACAGGTGAAATAGATGTAACTACAAATTTTAATATACCAAACGATACTGGTAAGTTCATGTGTGGTGCTAGTAATGACTTACAAATCTACCATAATGGATCTAATTCTAGGATTGTAAATAGTCATGCTGGTCAATTTAGTATTGCTAGTGATATCCTTGCAATCACTAACGGTGCTGTATCAGAAACCATGGCTAAGTTTACAGCTGATGGAGCTGCAGAACTTTATTATAATAACGTTAGAGTATTAGAGACACACGCCAATGGGATTTTTCTTAAAGGCCCTGAAGGTGGTCAGGCCTCTCTATATCTTTATGCAGATGAAGGTGATGATGATGCTGATAAGTGGAGAATAGTATCAACAACAGGTGGTGAACTACAATTTGAAAATAAATCAAGTGGTTCTTGGGCAAGCTCTCTACATCTTATAGAGGATAATGGGATAAATGTATACGGTGACAGTCAAGGGATGATGAGACTATATTCTGATGGATCTCATCGATGTTCAGTTTTTACAAATAATACACCTGAATTTGGGTGGGCAAATAGTAGCGGAAACTGGGTTTATCGTATGGAATCCGATGGAGATTATCAACATTACGGTAGTGAGGCATCTGATAGAGATAGAAAAGATAATATAACTACTGTTACTGGTACTTCATTAGATAAAATAACTAAGTTAGTCCCTAAAACTTATAATTGGAAAAATGAAGATGGTAAGACTCCGACTGATAAAACATTTACAGGTTTTATTGCTCAAGAAGTACAAGAACATTTACCAAGTTTAGTTACTGGTACTGATGGTCAAAAAAATATGGCTCTTGATTATAAGGGTGTACTAGCGCATGCAGTGAAAGCTATAACAGAATTATCAGCAAAAGTCGAAACTCTTGAAACAAAAATGACCGCCCTAGAGGCAAAATAAATTATGACCGAAACTATCCAAGCAAAAAAAGAAGAACTACAAGCTGAATTACAAGCTCTTGTAGATGTTTACAATGAAACACTTAATCTTCAAAATCAACGTAAACAACGTTTTATTGAACTACAAAGTGCAATAAAAACTCTTGATGAGTTAGATGGAGATTCTAATACCGAAAGCACCGAGTCTACCTAGGCCACCAGACACGCCTACAATGACCCTGAAGGTGCCTAAAGCCCATGTTCCGTCATACCAACCCTTATTCATTCCTCCAAGCGATCTACAGCCTCCTGCGGGGATAGAGAAGGAGGAGGAACAGAAGACGGAACAACCGGCTCCACCTAAACTAAAAATACCAAGAATAAACATAGAATTACCACTACCAACTACTGAAGTGGTAATGACTGCCACATACGCAGCTGTGGCTGCTGTTGCAACAACAACTCTTGCAACACCTTTCTTTAATCAAATCAAAAAGAAAGTACAGACGTTCTTACAAAAGAAGATTGACAAATGGAAGGAAAACCGCAAGAAAAGAAAGGACTCCTTAAAAAACTCAAAGACGGAATAGAAGATCAAGAACAACAAATTCAAATACTCGGAACTTTCGTCCGACTGGGTGTAGTCGTTTGGTCCGGCTTTATTATCACATTAAACTACGTAGAATTACCAATGATAAAGAAATCTGGTAACTCAGATATCACTTTCGTTGCTTCGGTGTTTACTGGCGCACTTGCCACTTTTGGCTTGACCACTGGTAATAAAGATAACGGGAAAAATAAAACACCTATAAATTGTCCTATGGTTAAAAAGAAAGAAGAATGAACAAATGGCTTCTCACGCTGTTACTCCTAACCCCGCTATCCGCAAACGCAGAACTAATGACCCCGCAATTCACCCAGGGGTCAATGCAAGCTACTACCACTACAACTCAAGAAGTGAACGAGACCATCGAACAAGAGGTCTTTGGCGGAGCTTACTCGAAATGGACTGGAGAAAATGTTACACCAAGTGGAGCAATAGGCGCTACTGGTACAACTTATTCCGTACATACAGCTGGAGATCCGTTTACTCTAGAAACAGTGACCAGATCAGCAGGAGTCGTAGAAACAATAGACATAGATCGAACTATCGAAACTACTTCTACTACTACCTCCTTATCGGTCTTCTCTCAATAAACCCTGTCAGAGCTGAGGATGAAATCAACAACACCTCGAATCCAGTTGCAGCAGCTACCGGAAACGTCACTAATCAAGCCGTACAATTCCAAAATAACGGAGCCCCAAGTCGCCAGAATTATGGGCCGAACATATCTTGTAACGGTCCAACCATGACGTTCAGTCCCTTCTATATGGGCAACCATGTAGAACCGTATGATTACAATGAAGACGGTGAAAGGGAACAGACAAACTACACAAGAAATGAGAACTGGGGTGGACAGATTAATTTCATGGTACCCCTGGATGGTACTATAGTTGAGCAATGCAAAGCTATAGGTAAACGCCAAGAAGAGAAGATGAGGCTAGACTATGAGTTAGTCCGGGCATTAAAATGTGCTGAGTTACAAAAAGAGGGCTTTATGATAAGGCCTAAAACTCGCGTATATTATATGTGCTCGGATATCATACCTATCTCTGCTTTTTTAAAAGAGCAAAAAGAGACCAAAGAAAACCCACTATTAAATCCAATTTATAACAATGATCGTACTCAAACCAATCCTATTCGCTTTTATCAAGAGCACAGCAGTGAAGACGTTGATAGTAGACCTTTTAGAAGGTTTAGTGTCTTCAACGGAAAATACACTAGATGATGCAGCTGTTGCTGTGATTAAGAAACACTTATTCCCAGGAGAGAAATAGTAGAATGACACTAAAGGCTAAAAATAAGCGTGCTACTGAAGATCAGTTTGATGAACTTCATCGTATGCTAACAACGGAGTTTTTAGCCAGGATAAGATCAGGTGAAGCTACTACAGCTGACCTGAAAGCAGCAGCAGATTGGCTAGCTAAGAATGATATCACAGGTATAGGGTTCGATGATACCCCACTTGGAAAGCTAGCTGATCT